GTACGGACGAAAGCTTTTTTGAGAGGGATGGAAAGTGGTACTTTAGTCTACCTTCTGAACTAGGGGGTGGGGAGACTGAGGTGCCGATGACCCCCGCGCTTAGAAGCTACTTAGACAGTATCGGCGCTACAGATCCTTCTGGCGGCACTGGTAGCACTCGACCGTTAGGCACAGGTCTCTCTTACAACCCTAACACTCAAAGCTTTATCATTGGAGATAACTTCGTGGCCCCGGACTGGTGGGATGGTAGTGGCAACGTACCTGAATGGGTACTCAGGGGGCAACCGGGTCCTCCTGATCCTGTGTCCGAAGGTAGCACTGGTGACACTGGTAGTACTGGCAACACTGGTGGCACTGGCGACACTGGTAGTACTGGTGAGACTGGTAGCACTGGTAGCACTGGTGACACTGGTAGTACTGGTGACACTGGCAACACTGGTAGCACTGGCGACACTGGTAGCACTGCTTTCGATTCTTCAAAGGTTATAGATTTAGGGAATGCGGATTCCCAGGAGATTAACTCTCAGTATGGGGACTACTACTCTCAAGCGATGGAAAGCGGAATGACAGAGGAGGAGTGGGTAAGCTCACCTATGTTTGTTGGTTTTGAAGAGGCAATCATTGATGACTATGTAGGCTCCTCCTTATCGGGTGGTGATCCATCTACTTTGCTGGAAGAGGCGAAAAGGCAGCGGGCAAGAACAGGCGTGTATTCAAAGTCAGCGGTAAGAATAGCTAATGCTTTAACAAGGAAGGCGGGAGAATTGATTATGGCAGAATTTGAGGGCGTATAATGAAAAGTGCCGTCAATAAGGCGGGTAATTATACAAAACCTGCGATGCGTAAAAAACTTTTTACTAAGATAAAGGCTGGCACTAAGGGCGGAAAGCCGGGGAAGTGGTCTGCTCGTAAGGCGCAGTTGCTAGCAGTTCAATATAAAAAAGCAGGGGGTGGCTATCGTGGCTAAGGGTGTACCGGGATACTTTAAAGATGGGTCAGTTTACAATGGCCCCTCACACAAGATGCCTAATGGAGATATTCATTCTGGTAAGACCCACACCCAAGGAAGCAAGAAACTTTTTCACCTAAACGAACTATCTAAGACAACCCAGAAAAAACTTTTTAGTAAGAAAAAGTAATGCCTATCACCAGAGCGAGTATGGGAAAACAATTAAAAGATTCCCAGAAAAGCCTAAAGAAATGGACTAGGCAGAAGTGGAGAACCAAGTCTGGGAAACCCTCGACGCAGGGCAAGAAGGCTACAGGTGAACGCTATCTACCAGAGAAAGCTATAAAGGCTCTGAGTAATGCTGAGTACGCAGCTACGAGCAGGAAGAAAAAGAAGGACACCAAGAAGGGGAAGCAGGTTTCAAAGCAACCCAAGAAGATTGCAAATAAAACAAGGAAGTACCGGACATGAGCTTAACTGATGCCGAGAAGGGTAGGCTAAAGAAAGTTGGGCTGACTGGGTTAAACAAACCCAAGATGACTCCGTCTCATAAAAGCAAGAAGGGCGTTGTCGCGGTGAGGGTAGATGGCAAGGTTAAGGTTATCAGGTTTGGTGCCAAGGGTATGGGGCACAACTACAGTCCAGAGGCGAGGAAATCTTTCAAGGCTAGGCACAGGAAAAATATTGACAGGGGTAAAGAATCGCCAGCGTACTGGGCGGATAAGGTTTTATGGGGTGGCCCAAGCGCGAGAAAGAAGTCTCCACCAAAGTCACAAAAAAATAGGTTCGGATAATGTTTGTCGATAGCTTTGCCCAGTACATACAGAAAGTAACAAACGCTAAGTTAGATGTAACTGGAACGGGCGTTACTACTTTATACACAGCACCAACCGCTGCATCCTTTGTGATCATCAACTCTATCCTTGTGTCCGAAGACACGGGTAATGCCGACACGCTAACGGTGACCCTTACAAACGGGTCGTCTGTGTTTAGTTTGTTTAAGACGGCGGCTATCGGCGCGAACGGGACCGTTGAATTGTTACTGAAGGATTTAGTATTACAGCCTACGGAGATATTAAAAGTCACTGCGGCCACAGGGAACAGGCTTCATGTGGTTGCTGGAGTGCAGGAGTTTGTGCGCTCGGTCGCCGGTAGGGTGGCCTCAGTATAATAATTATTAGGCTGAGAATTTGAGAATTTAAATATCAACAGAGGGTGTACACCCAAGGGTACTGAATGTCAGCCAGGATGCTTACACCAGAAAAACTACAACAAGCGGTTGATCTCTTTGTCATCCACGGCAACAAGACTGCCGCTGCGCGGGCGATTAATATTCCAACCACTACTTACAATTTTAGATATGCCGAGGCCGTTGCGCGGGGGTACACCCCTTCCCCTGACGCATTAACCAAAGACCGTGTGTCTTCTAGTGACCTAAGAGCGCAGATAGAGAGCCTAAAGGAACAACTTACTTCGAGACCGAGACAAGCTGAAGTTGAACTTCCCCCTGTTATTATCAAGCCGCACTACACAGTCAGAACAGACCGGGGTAACGGCGAGAAGATCAGGATATGTGCAATTGGTGATGCTCACGACAGCCCTAAGATCCCAAACAAAGAAAGGTTTGAGTGGATAGGGGCACACATTAAAGCCACCAAGCCCGACGTTGTTGTGCAGATCGGAGACTTTCTAACACTAGACAGCCTGAATAACTACGAACCAAACGAGACCTTTGCAGGTAAACTAAAGCCAACTTTTCAAGCTGATGTAAGCTCCTTCATTGAAGCCCTTGGTGCGATGGATGTTAATGGGCCTGAGCTACATTGCACACTAGGTAACCACGAGCAGCGACTCTTTTCATATGAGAACCACCACCCAGAAGTTTACGGGATGATGCAGCTTGAATTACAGGCTGCGTTTGAAAGGTTCGGATGGACCTTTTCTCCGTACAAATTCATTCAGAAATATGGTGGGGTAGGGTTCACCCACTCAGCAACAAACTCTATGGGGCGTGCATATGGCGGTAAGATTAGCGAGAACAGCATCGCTAATGATTCTCTATTTGATTTGGTGATAGGCCATTCTCACCGGAGACGCTTGGTTCGGGTTCCAAAGATAGGTGACGACAACAACCTAGCGGTCTTGAACCTGGGGTGCGCTCTTCCTGATGGGTTCATCGAGACCTATGCTCGGCATTCCAGCACGGGCTGGAGCTTTGGTATATACGATCTAACAATCCAACACGGTGGCCTTCAATCGGAAAGCTTCATACCTATGGCGGAACTGGAAAGCCTTTATGGAGGGGTTCGTCGGAGTAATAGAAAAGACTTTTCGGAACCTCCGAAGAATAACCTAATGGATAATTAGGTCTAATAAGAAAGGCTGAGTTATGGAAGACACGGTGGTAGGTAACCCAATTACGTCAATACTAACCAACACACGCACCGTTGCTCAAAAAGAGATTATCCAGGCTGTAGCGGAAATGGCTGAAGACATGCCAGACATTGTGGGGTACTGTATCGTTATGTGGGACGCTAACGAGTCGTTGAGTTTTGTTGAGCCTTGGCCATATCCCCCAGAAGATATCGGGAATATAATTAAAGAGAGCATTAACGACTTCCTTACATCAGAGGATTGATTGGTATGATATTTGGCAGCATCCTTAGTGCCGTGGGCGGCATAGCAACGGCGTACTTGGAGAATAAGGTCCAAAAAACCAAGGCCAAGGGCGCTTTGGACGTAGCAATCGAAGAGCGCAAAACTAAGATGGCTACTGGAGAGATCGACTGGGATCACACGATGGCTGAAGCCAGCAAAGATAGCTGGAAAGACGAGTATATTTTACTCTTATGGAGCATACCGCTGGTCCTTAGTTTTACTGGAGAGGTTGGAGTATCCATTGTCATGCGCGGCTTTGAGGCATTAGCTCAGGCACCAACTTTCTACACAGCAAGCCTGGGAATTATGGTCGGTGCATCCTTCGGCGTGAAGAGCGCAGCTAAACTGTTTAAAAAATAAATAGGATTAATAAATGACACAGATAAAAACACAAATAAAAACTTGGTTCCTCGGCCTTAAAGTCCCCTTGAAAATCTTTGTTAGCGCGGTTGTGTTGATTATCGCCGCCGCTGTCGTCCAAGCTGCACTAGGTCTGTAATGGGCTGGAGATTTAACGGCAAGGATTATCAGTGGTTGGTGGCCGATCAGCCGCCGATAGCTAGTATTGCTCTCCAGCTAACAGAAAACGGGATTGTGATCACCTCCTGCTTTTCGGCTGGCTATCGGGATTGGCAGGTCAACATCGCGGAGCAATTCTCTGATTGGGAAGCGCCGACAGACGGGGGGTTCAACACTAAAGCCGAGTATGCTTTGGATTTGATCAAATCTAAAGGTGAGGCTGAAGTGCTGGATGCAACGCTAAAATATATTCGCACCCTTTCGGAGAGGCTCAAGGCTCGGTGGAGGCTGATCGCTGGGGATACAGATCCCGACACCGCTGGCTTTGAGAGTGCTGTTGAAGCCGTTACCGCCTTGGTCAACCGCGATATGCTGCCACCACCCAACGAGTTGTAATTATATTTTCAAGCGGTGCCCACAAAAAAACTCCCGATCCGAAGACCGGGAGTCTTGTGCTAGGTGGGCAACCGGCCCGATGATTACCATCCGCGTCGACGGAAGTCATCGTCGACATACATAGCGAAACGTGTTTGTTTAAACGGCACAAAGGGTTTTTCTGGTTTCACATACCCGCCGCGTCTGTCGTCTGCTGGCACGCTCACAAACCCAGCGTTCATCGCTTCCATTAAATCATACTGGTAGTCGGTACATACCACCAAACCTTCTTCTGGTCCTCCTTGGCCCACCATTGATCCCGCCCCCTCACCAAACACGTTAGCTAACACTTCGTATTCCGTATCAGAGAGGTGTATACGATAGCCTTTCTTTAACCTTGATACTTTCATCAGTTCCTCCTGCGTTAAGATTTGCTTACTCTTTTATTATATCAAAAACAGGTAAGCCCTGGAAACGGACGGCCTAGATTTTCAAGCGGTATCCACAAAAAACTTTAGTGTGAGGGAAGAGGTTGCCCCCTTCCCTCGACACTCTCAGGGACGCTAAGACTCAAGAGCTTCCTTCATCTCATCTGCTATAAATTCTCTAAACTCTTTGCCATCAATTTGAGATTTGCCTTTTATGGCAGTGCATTCGGAAATCCAATCAGAACAATCTTGAACTCCGTGGTTGTATGTCCTGCCCTCGACGTAATTTATAACGGCTTGTCGTACATGATAGGCTACAGATCTTTCATCATCCTTAGCCACTGCCACAAGCGTATCGTACACCAAGGTCTCAATTTGAAACGTAAAAAGTTTTACGTCCTCTTTAAAATTTGGTTGCCTAGTTTTCATAGTACACCTTTGTTTGCGGTATGTTTGTTCTCTCGATCAAAATGGAAGGTCTTCGTCCGCTATTGACTGAGGCTCCGGTGTTTCTTGTTTGTAAGAGTTGCTAGCGTAAGGTTCACCGTTGCTAGTTTTTCTTTTGAATTGGGGGGAAAGCTCCAGACTAAACCAATCGTTATTAGACCCATCGACTTTCTTCCAGGCAGCAATCCGCACGGTCGCTTCTTTCTTATTCTTAGCTAGCTCGACCAACTCCTTTAGGATGTCTACCCCGATAGTAACCTTGCCGGTGAAGGTTGGGTGTTTGTCTGAGGTGGCATCCTTGTTTGTCCAAAGACCCCCCCTGTTATTGTTGTTATATTCAGGCATCGTTATTCTCCACTTCTTTTTCTTTGGTTTCTAATTCTAACGCTCTGTCCTTAAATATCTGAACGATAGCGTCATAGGTTGGCTTGTTCTCAGCCTTCTGTTTTGCAATGGACTCAGCGTTTTCTTTCCACCAGTCCTTGAGTTGCTCTTTTGTCTCACATGAAAGAGAGAAGGTTTTAAATATTTTCGTAGCCAATTCGTTTTCAACAGGGGCCTTTGGTTTATTGTTGATGGCGTTGTCTACCTCAAACGATGAGGCGTACTCTCCACCA